CGCCAACCAGAGGAAGCTCGACCGTCAGATTAAGGCAGTTGCTCAGCGCAGCGCACAACGTGGCGGTTGCGGCGGGGCTCTGCGCCAGCGCCTGAGCGGTGTTCGCCGGGTTGATGTCGATGGTGAAGGTCTGCAGGTCAACACCCGACCGATCCACCGCAATCGTCTGCAGCGGCGACGAAAGCGTGGCCGGAACATGGCCCTGATAGCACGGGTCGCAGGGATTGCAGCTCATCGCAAAAGACTCCCGAAGTCGAAGTGAATGCCGGTGCGGTGCTGCACCACGTAAACCTCGTCGGGGTCGGCTCCCATAAGCCGAAGGCGGTAGCGGCCGTCGACCGGGAGAACAACGAGATTGTTGGTTGGTGTCAGGCTGATGAGTCTACCACAGAGGTAGAGGTCTTGATAGACGCTGCCCTCGTTGCAGCCGGCCACCATCTGGACGACGATGCGCGAATCGCACGGCAAGCCGAAGGCCCGGATCACGACCGGGCTGTCCCACACGTCGATGGTGTGGCTGGAACAGAGGACTTCGCCGTCGCGGCGCCAGAACGGCCGCCCGTGCCACGTCTTCTCGCCCGCCGGATTGTAGCCGGCGGTGCCTACGTCGAAATGGCGGGCGGTGGTGACATTCACGACGAGAAGCCTCGCATTTCCGTCACGATACCCATGCACATGCGCCGAATCAGCAGCCAGCGCGGCTCGGCCTTGGCCGGAATGACCAGAACCGGGTCGTGCCAGTAAAGCGACCGATGCTGCCTGTTGGCCGCCACACCATTCGTCCGATAAGTGACCCTGCGCTGGGTCGGATAGAACTGCACGACGAAGCGGTTGTCAAGCAGAAGCTCGACCACCCGCCCGTTGCCGAGCGCGGTGTCATGCACCTGATCGTTGATGAGCACCGGCTCCCCGTCCATGAGGTGGGGCATCTTCATCCTCCTTGCGGTTCAGCCGCCGCCGGCGGCAGACGGTAGGCGCCGGGGTCCGGCGGAGGGGCGGAACGACGGTCGAGGCGCGGCATCGGCGTGCCCGGCTGCGTCGAGGGCACCGGCGACCCGGCCGCCATGCCCGTCGGCATCGGCGGGCGCTGCCCGCCGGCCATGGCGAGCTGCGCCTGCCGCGCCGGATCGGGGACAATCTCGTCGGCGCTGAAGCCGAGCGACTGCAGCACGTTGCGGATGACCACCTGCAGCCCGGCCGCCGGGACGAGGCCAGCCTGCGCGTAGGGGGTGAGCATGTTCAGCACCTCGACGGCGCGCGCCTGCGACAGCTCGCGCTGCAGAAGACCGGACGCCCCGCGCGCCACGACCTGCGAATCACCCTTGGCGGAATGATCCGAGCCGTAAAGCATCTCAAGCGTCCAGTAGGCCCTCACCACCGGCTCGATGATATACTTGTCGACCGACGAGATGACGTTCTTGACGCCTTTCGCCGCGTTGCCCATGAGAAGCGAGAGGCCACCCAGCGTGCGGCCGGCGCCGGCCACCTGCGGGTTGCCGAGCACGTAGGCCGGAATACCCGAGATGTCGTCTGCCATCTTGGCGTAATACTCGTAGATACGCAGAAGCTGGTCGGCGACACTGGGGACAATCTGGAACCGGAACGCCGGGCTGGGCGTCGAACTGAACCTGTCCGCCGCGACCCGGTAGATGCGGTAGGGCGTCACTTCCTCGACGTTCGTCTCGCTTTCGGACAGGCGCTCGTAGTCGACTTCGCCGATGGGGCCGGCGGAATAGCTCATGTTGCGCACCAGCGACCGTGCCGCCGCGTTGGCCAGCCGCTGCACGTCGCGGAGCAGCAGCGGCAGCGCCTTGCCCCAGAACGCCCCGGGGATCACCTCGAACGAGCAGGCGAAGAAGGGCCGCTTGCCGAGCGGATGCGGGTTCAGCAGGGCGCGAATCACGATGTCGCCGCAGGTCCACACCTCCGCCTCGTAGACCCGCTGCGGGTCGACGCCGGCGACGTGATGGTCGAGCAGTAGGTCGCCCTTCACCTTGCCGTAGTAGACGAGCACCTGGTAAACGCCGTCGGAGGGCGCATGGGTATCTGCCTTGGTCTTGTTGGCGTCATCGACCGCCGTCTGCGCGGACAAATGCTCCGACTTCCCGTTGGGAAACTGCGCAAAGACCTTCCTGATGGCCACCTCGTCGAAGAACGGCAGGTCCATGCACCCCGCCAGCTCGTCCGCCGACATGTCGACCCGCTCGATGACGTAGGCCCCGCTGTTCGGGCAGGTCGAATTGGGGCTGGGGTAGAAGCGGAACGGGTCGACGCGGACCATGCGGTAGACCGTCCGGCGGACCGGGACGAGGGTGTTGCCCCGCCACTGAAGGTCGGACTCGACCGACGCGACAGGCCCGCGCAGGATGGCAGTGGGGTAGGTCACGAGGTCGTTGACGAACTGGTCAAAGGTGGTGCGCCAGCCTGCCTCGACCATGCGGTCCCGGATGATGGCCTCCATCCGCTCGGCGGACGCGGCGGCGACCGCGTCGGTGTGCTTCTGCGCCACGGCGAGCAGGTGCGAGGCGCGGTCCTGCAGGTTGAACGTCATGCCGTAGCGAGCGATCTCATCGGCGAGCTTCTGGCGGACCGCCTCCGTGGCCTCCTCCGGCAGCTCCGGCTTGGGCGTCGCCTTGATCGTCCACGGCTGGTCCTCGGTGTTGGCCAGAATGTCGGTGATCCACGCCTTGGCACCGCGCACCTTGAGGTTGGTCAAGCCGATGTAGATGTCGACCCCGTTCAGCACCTCCATGTCCTCGGGGTCGTAGACGTTGTTGACCGCGCGCAGGCAGCGCATGAGGTCACGCTCGACACCCGACGAGCGACGGTGCATGTCGGCGGCGGTGAAGGCTTCGCGCACGTGCCGGGCGAGGCCGGACAGCAGATCAGGCTGCTCGTAGGCCAGCGCCGCGCCTCGAAGCGCGTCGACCAATTTCTGCGCAAACGGATTGGTCATGGCCATGTCCGACGAATACCACGTTATCAGGCATACCGGAAGCGTCGTTGCGGACCAGAAACGCCGGGCAGCGGGCGCCGCCGCGCCGACATGGCCGTCTGGTAGTAGTTGAGCGCCACGTATTGCAGCGCGTCGTGGATGTGGCTGAACTCGTTCTTCTCGGGCTTCGGGTCCGACGTCTGCCTGCCGGACTGCTTGGCGAACCTGTAGCCGCCGAGGAAGCCCTCCCTCAGAATGCGGCAGCGCGGGTCGAGCAGGAAGCCATTCTGACGCTCAAGGAAGTAGGTCACGGCGTCGCGCCGCAGCAGCAGGTCGTTGGTCCGCGCCGGCACGGCGGCGATGCCACGCTCGCGCAGAATCTCGTAGACGGTCTTGCTCGACAGGGAATTGCGGCTGGCCCCCGCCGGATCGCCGTAGACCTGCACGGGGATGCCCCTGAACCGCTCCCGCAGCTTCGGCGCCAGCATCTCCGTCACGAACTCCTCGAAGGTGACGTTGGCGGGGGCGATCTCGTCGAGGGCGTAGAGCCCGCCGCGCGGGGACAGCTGCGTGAACACGGCCGCCGGGTTGAGGCCGAAGTCCATGCCGATCTCCAGCGGAGCCAGCGGGTTGGGCTGCAGCGGCTCCTTCGAGACGTGGATGCGGTCGTCGAAGCGCGAATAGACCGGCCGGCCGTCGAAAATCTGCCCATACTGGCCCTGAACGAAGACCTTGATGAAGCTTTCGTCCGCGCCAGCGACCTGGTTGAAGTAATACTGGTAGCCCCCCAGCTCCGGGCGGATGTTCTCCGCCTCCGGGTTGGGCACGAAGGTGCCCGGCTCCGGGCCGTCGAGCAGCGCCGGCGGCTGGCGGAACAGCTTGTGATTCTCCGGCTTGCGCACCTCGAACAGGTCGTAGAACCAGCTGCGCACTGGCGGCGGGTTGGTGTCCATGATGATGCCGCGCCACGACGGGCCGCCGAGCGTCGGCGGCGGGTAGCGCCCGATGCGGCCGCGCAGCTGGTCGAGCACGTTGCCCGGCACCTCCGACGCCTCGTTGATCCACGCGAAGGTCACCTCCAGCGAGCGGAGCTTCTTGACGTCGTCCTCGCGGTCCAGCGGCAGGAACCACACCTCGAAGTCCATCACCGTGCCGTCGCGCAGGGAGCGCACGGACTTGAACCGTATGGGGCTGTCGTAGGCGATCTCCCCCAGCGGCCCGAGCCACTGCAGGAAGGTGCGGATCGTCGTCGACTTCAGCTCGGCGTAAGTGTTGCGCACGACGAGCGCCCGGCTGTAGCGCACGCCGCCGTGGGCCTTCTGCTGCATGGCGCGAATCAGCAGCTCCATCACCATGCCCGTCGACTTGCCCGACGCGAACGGCCCCATGACGGCGCGCACGAGGCTGTCGTCCGCGTGGAAGGCGGCGAAGGTGGGGGTCGGCGTGTAGGTGAGCTTGTCCTGACCGTCGCTCATGCCGGCACCAGCCGCGTGCGTGGCTGCGGGTCCGTGCCGAAGATGACCCTGAAGGCTTCGTCGAGGTCGCCCATCGTCGGAGCGGCCGCCGGCGCCGCCAGCAGGTCGAGCGCATCGGTCGGCGCGCCAGCGTGGGGCGCGACCGGCGCGGCGTCGATGGTCTGGAACACCTGCCTGCCCTGCGCGGCTCCGGAGATGTTCAGCTCGATGGCGACGAGCGGGGGCTTCTCCGCCGACTTGCCCGGCGGGCCCCAGCGCCGGCTGTCCAGCCGCTCGGCCATCCACGCGAAGCGGTCACACTCGGCCTTGATGAGCTGCGCCTCGCCCGGGCTGTCGGCGTCCTGCGTGATCCCCAGCTGGGCGCGCAGCAGCAGCACCTCGGCGTGAACGGCCCATGCCTCCGACAGCCTGTCCGGCGGCACGCGGGTGCGCAGCCACTCGTTCATGACCATGAGCGGCACGTCGTTGCAGAAGGCAATCTCCACCGGCAGCATCCCGGAGGCGATCTTCTCAAGCACGGCGTCGACGCCAACGGCATCCAGCCAGTCCAGCCACCATTCGCGCGGCCGCTCCTGCCTCGTCCTGCCCGTCAGGCGGTCGGAGACGACGCCGTATGCCTTGCGCCCGGCGGCGGCCTTGTCGGCCGATAGCACCGGCCGCTCGGTCAGCCCGAGGCGCGCGAGACGCGCCGCCTCCTCGTCGGCGGCAAGCACCGCGCCGGACGTGGTGTCGTTCAGGTCTTGTGCAGCCGCAGCAGCCATGGCTGTCCTCGTGCCCCGAAGATAGACCCGCAGGTCAGCGCGTCAACCCGGCGGCGCCGACCGCACGAGCGGCCGCAGGCAGTCCCGCAGGGCCTCGATGTCGAGGTCCGGGGAGTCCGGGTCGTCGCAGACGAAGTTCTCCGGCGGGACGGACGCGGAGGGCGCGGAGGGCGCGGAAGGCGCGGAGGGCGCGGAGGGCGCGCGGAGCGTGTCGACGGCGGCAGCGGCGAAGGTGGCCGCGACGACGATGGCAATGGCCTTGTGCATGTGCAGGCTCCCGTCTTCTGGCGGCGCGCGGCGACAACTGTCCCTGCCGGTCAGGAACCCCGCCGCGAACCCGGACCGCGACCCGTCCGCGTAGCCTTCGGCCTTGCCGAGGTTGAACGCGGCGTGCCAGAGCAAGGAGAGGAACAAGGCCAGGACAGCGGCCGGCACGACGACGGCGAGGACCATGAGCGCAGCGGTCGCAAATCTCGCCGGCGCGCCCATGGTTCACACGAAGTTGTCCGCGACGCGCGCCGGGTCGGCGGGGCCGCCGGGGGCGTAGGGGTCTGCCTCGGGCTCGGGCAGCGGCTGTCCCTGCGGCGTGCCGGTGGCGGCGTGCAGGTCGGCGTCCTGCCTCACCCCGGCGAACCACCAGACCAGCGCCCCGATCAGCAGGCCGAGGACGACGATAGCAACGACGCCGACAAGCAGCCAGTCGCTGGTGGTCGCCATGGTGGCCGCCGGGGCCGCGCCGCCGGCGGAGGCCGCGCCGGCGAACTTGCCACGGTTGCGCTGAACCGAATCGCGGGCGGCGCTGTCCACCTCCTCGGCGGAGGCGGTCGGAGGCGTGGCGGTGGGGGCAACCTGCTCGCCGGAACGCGGCGTGCCGTCGAACGGCGTGAGGTTGGGAACACCCGTCACGGACGGAAGCCGCACGGTGCCGGCAACCCGCCCGCGCGCGTCGACGAGAGGGATCGGTCCAGCCAGCCGGATGGCGGTCTTCGGATCGTTGGACCACAGGGCCGCCTCGGCCTCGCGCCGCCGGACCAGCCCGGGCAGCGTCTGCCCGCCAGCGCGCGTCCAGCGGCGCAGTTCGGCGGGAACATCCGAAAACCGTCCCTCGCGAACCGCGCGGAGGATTCCGGTCGGGTGGCCGGACTTCAGATAGAGCGATCCGGTGTTGTAGACGAAGCTCGCCAGCGCCGAGAACTGGTTGTCGGTGAGGCGGGACATGGCCTGCGGGCCAAGCTGGGTCGCTGCCCGGGCCGCGTAGGAGTCGAACGTGCGGGCAAAGATCGCGACGCCGTCGGCAACCGTCCAGTCCTCGCCCATGGGAGGCGTCGTCGGCCCGGCGGCCGCCGTGTGGCCGAAACCCTGCGTGCGGACGCCGGCGGGGCAGATATAGGGCTTCGGCGCGAAACCTTCGAACGCCATGCAAATATAGCGTCCGGCGTCATTAACCCTTGGTGTAGTCGGGGCCATTGGCGCTGTCCATCGTGTCGGGTTCGGTCGGGCCGGCAAAACCGGGCGCGTCGATCTTGCGGGAATACTCGACGCCGGCATGGAATGCGGATGCCATCAGGCGCCCCATGGCGTCGGTCAGGGCGTCGTGCGCGGTCCGGTTGGTGACGGCGATCCCGAGCACTCCGAAGAACTGGTCGACGGCGAGGGCGGCCTGCGTGCGAAGCTGCGGGGGCAGCGCCGGGCGCGGCTGCTGGGTGGCGTTCATGTGGGTGTCTCCGGCGTGAAGGCGGGGGCGGCCCGCTTTACTCCCAGACGGTCGGTCCTTGTGCAGGTTGACCGAATCCATGATGCACGCGGCGAAGCCGTCGTGTCAACGGGCGGCGCAAAAAGAAAGAGGCCGGTGCGGCGACGCACCGGCCAGTCGCGTGCTCAGGAGGAAATCCTAAAACCAAACAGCGAGGCTACGGTGCCGGATGTCTTTCGCGCTGTCAAGAGCGTCTTCCGTCGTTCGGCGGGGTCGCGCCGTCGGGCTGGGGTTGCGCCGTCGGGCTGGGGTTGCGCCGTCGGGCTGGGGTTGCGCCGTCGGGCTGGGGTTGCGCCGTCGGGCTGGGGTTGCGCCGTCGGGCTGGGGTTGCGCCGTCGGGCTGGGGTTGCGTGGCCTGTCGGATTTCACACCGCGCGAAGTGGCGTCGAGCGCGAGCTAGTGGCTTGCTTTTTGGAGCCACGGCGCCCCCGCCCCTTTGGTCCGATGGGGGGTCGGACTCCGTGGAGTCCGGTTTCGGCAGCGCAGCATTTACGTTTCGGCAGCGCGGCACCCGCGTCTCGCGGCGCAGCATTGCTTGCTGCGGCGCAGCATCTGCTTTCGGCGGCGCAGCATTGCTTGCTGCGGCGCAGCAAAGCGCAGCGCGGCGATGCCGGACTCCACGGAGTCTAGCGCGTAACGTAGTTATTGACTTAGCGGCTGTTTTGTATAATAATTGCTGCATGGTCGGTTATGGGTTTACGGCCATGCGATCCGCTCAAAACCCGATAGGAGTGACCTATGAGCATTCAGCATTTGTTTGCGTTGGCGGCCATGATCGCCAGCAAACCGGCTCCGAACGCGGCTCCGGCTCCGGACGCGGCTCCGGCTCCGGACGCGGCTCCGGCTCCGGCTCCGGCTCCGACTAGCCAGCCGTCTACCTCGGACGCGATGGCGGATGCCATCGCGGATGCCGAGTTGACGGCCAATGCCGTCAAAGCGGTCGCCGTCGCGGCAAAAAGCTATCAGCGCGACGATAGTCCATATCTTGCGCTGTGTCGCCACGTATTCGCGTTGCTGCAAGCACAGCAGCACGACGTCGTGAAGCGGATGCGGGCTTCAATCCGTGAAAGAGTCAAGGCCCGTATCGAACTTGCCATGCCCGGCGAGTCCGACGAACAGATTGATGCCCGTCGGAAGGCGGTCGCTGCCGCTCTCAAGCGGGTCAGCAACGCTTTCGTGGCCGCGGAAGAACGGCTTACCGGCATGGCTCGACTCAAGGACGAACCGGAACCCGTGCATGTGCCCGGACTTGCCGTAGTGTCGGCCGACGAAATCACGTCAGCCGATACCGAGGCCAATCGCCGAAACCGCGCGGCCTATGTCGCGCGCGCGGCAGAACGCAAGGAACGTGGCCGCGCGGCCATCGAAGAAACGCACGCGGCAATTACTCGCGTGCGCGCTACGGCCAATGAGTTGCGGGCGGCCTTGGATCGCGGAATGCGATCCAAGGCGGAAGCGTTGCTGGCCAGCCTGCTGGCCAGCATCGACCAACTCCCGGTCGCGGCTCCGGTCGCGGCTCCGGCTCCGGCTCCGGTCGCGGCTCCGGCTCCGGTCGCGGCTCCGGCTCCGGCTCCGGCTCCGGCTCCGGTCGCGGCGCCCAAGACGCGGCCGCGCACCACGCGCGGCAAGTGAGCCGCGCCTTCCAGCCCGCCTAGCGCAAGCTAGGCGGGTTTTTCCATGCCCGCTTTCCGGCCCGCCTGGCTTGCGCCAGGCGGGTTTTTTCACGCCCGCTTTCCAGGCCGGAGCGGCGTCGAATCGCTGCGCTGCACCATGGCCGGCCACGGCGCGGGAAACAGGCCGTTCGCTGCGCTGCACCATGGCCGGCCATGGTGCGGGAAACAGGCCGGAAGCTCCGCTCCGGCCTGGAAACATCGCCGCGCGCGGCGCGGCGATGTTTATGGTTCCATGCAGGCAACGACGCGGCAGAGCGGCCCCGGGGTTGCGTTGTTTATGGTTCCTCGCGGGGAACTGCGCGGCGGAGCGGAGCGCGGCGGAGCGCGGCGGCCGTCAGTCCTCGACGGCACGCAGCGACTCGAACACATCGCGAAGGTCGTCATCGACGCCCGGATCGGGGCGGGCCTCGACCCGCGTCGGCATGGGGATCGGACTCCCGGAGTCTGCCAGAGGCGCCTGCAGCGACGGTGCCACCGGTGCCTGCGCGCCAAGCCTGCCAGCAGCCGGAGCCATGCCTGTCCAGCGGTCCAGCGAGCCGGACTGGATGGCGTCGAGGAACGTCTGTGCCACGACCACGGCCGGCGCCATGGCCGACTGCTTGCCGGCAGCGCGCGTGAAGAAGCCGTAGGCCGTCACGCCCGGCGCGGAGAAACCATCCACGGCGATCCTGCCGACAGTCGGGAGGTTGTAGCCGCACAGGACGTCCGTCTGCGGCGTCCAGCGGCCCGGGGGAACCCGCCCGAGGGCAGCGGCGGCCTCGGCGGCGATGGACGTGCGCATGAAGGCCCGCGAGGCCGCGTTGCGCGCCTTGGCAAGGCGCGACGGAGCCGCCACGACCGAAGACTCGATGGAGGCGAAAACTTCGGCCAGCAGCAGCTTGTTGAAGGCCAGCAGCCGTCCCGTCCGGTAGACGAAGATCGTCGCCGGGCCGAGCGGCGCGTCGCGCGCCACGGCCCCCCACGGCAACTGCATGGCGGGAACCTGCTGCGCCACGTGGACATGCGGATGGACGATGTTGAGCCGCCGCAGCGACGACATCGGAGACGTCGGCGAGCGCGGGACCCTCGGAACGTCCAGTGCCAGCGCCAGCTTCGCCCAAGCCAGCACTTCGACGCAGTAGTTACGGATATAGTCCTTCCCAAGAGCGGATTTTGCCTCCTCCGCCAGACGGTGGGTGTAGGTGTTGCGCACGGGCTGTCCTCCTGTCTGATCGCGACGCGGAACCGGACGGTAGCATGCCGAGCGGCGCTGTCAAGCGGTCTGTTGGCCGGGAGCGAGAAACTACACTGGCGATTGTGGCGAAAATGAGTATGTATACCCAGTATTTTATTTCGGGAAACTTGGCTAGGCATTCTTCGTGCCGTCATACCAATAAACTGACTTATAAAGAGTAGGCGAATGGAAATTGTCCGTAAGCGGCACTTTGGGGGCGGTCTATCTGTCCATAGAAATGCGTATGGACTTGGATATATACAGCAAAGACATTATTTACTAGTGAATCTTATCATATAACTGGAAGGTAGGGTCTCGTCAGCGGCGGCGAATTGTGGCAACGCCACACCTCCGCCACATTCGCATTTTTATACCTCCATTTCCTTCACTGAGACAGCAATACCACGACCCCCCACACACCCTCTGGACTTCCCTCTCCGCGCCCTCCACCCCGCAAAACACGCCGCGCGTATACGCATATAGCCCCGCCGCAATCCCTCTTACGCCGCTCGGCATATATAATTCCGTTACGTATGCCCAGTGCCGCCTCCGCCATTTGCTACGTATACATCTGGGTTTTCCGCATCCTGGCGGCAAAACAAGCCAAGTCTCCCTACTGAGCCTACTTATCGCCGCTATGTGCCGCAGTCGCCGTAATCCCACATTCCTTAATTTTGACACATTCGGCTCCGAGAGGGCCGAGAAAAATAATCACTGGCTCCACACAACGCTGGGGTCGCCGAGGTTGACTGGGCTTACCTGCTTTGAGCCGCCGTCTGCCACAATTGGGTGCTCACTCTAGGATTGCTTCCCTAAAACGGACAACAAACCAATTGTGGGAAAGCCGCTCACGACTGTATATAAGCCCCTTTTCCCACATAACTCCGCTATTGACACCCAATGTATATGATGCTATAATTCAAATACTGCCACAGTTATGCCTTATTCACGCAGGCCGGACGGCGCGTGGCAGTCGCCCCGGCCGACTCCCCGGAGTCTGCTCATGCCCAACCTTCACCGTCCTCGCCGTCCGGCCCAGCCCGAGCCGCAGCTCATCTACGCGCGGTCCTGCGGCAGCAGCACCACCGTGACCTTCTACTGCGACCGGAACCTGATCGTGTGGTCGCATTTCTCCAGGAACATCTTCTACGTTCGCCTGTCCGGTCCGCGCTGGCTCGACGTGGCGGATCAGCGTTCGCTCCGCCGCTGGATGAAGGGGTTCCGGCCGATGCCGGGGCGGCCGGTCGGCGTGATCCCGCCGCTTCCGGAGTGTATTGCCGATGCCCGTGTGGTCGGTTTCGCGGTTGACGGGTATGGCTCGGCGAGCACGGCGCGCCGGCTCAACGCGCTGCTGAGCAGGTGGGTTCCTGGTCTGTGGGCCCGGCAGAAGCTAGACGGCACTACCACCATCACGCTCGGACTCCCGGAGTCTGTCCTGCCGCCGCTGGCGGTCGGACCGCGTGACGGCACGCCCGTGTTCGTGCCCTTGCCCTTGCCGGAGCATAGCGTGTTTCACTCGACAACGACGGTGCCGGTGTTCTGCCCCGTGGTCCGGTTGCGGGAGGCTGGCGCGCCGGCGTCCCTGTCGTCGCGTCCCTACGTGCCGATCCGTGCGCTGGTGGCGGCCGGGATGGAATACGACTCCTCCGATCCTGACGGGTCCAGCACGGTGTTCGTGCCTGACGGTTCCGCGCATGGCGCGCTCGCCATGGGCTGGTGCGGCGTCATCTCGCCGCTCCGCGCCCGTCCGTGCGATGTGGATGGGTTCCGGCAGGGCGGGATGGTGCGAGTTGTCTGGGATGACGATCCGCAGGCGCTCGCGGATCGGGTCGAGCGCGTTCGCGTCGCCGTCGAGACGATGCGCGACATGAGCGGCGCTGTCGGACTCGTGGAGTCCGACGTGTTCGCCACGGCGCTGCCGGCCTGCTCGCACACCATGCCGGACGGCTCCATCCGGCGCGGGCATGTGCTGGTGGCGGCGGCTGCGACGGCGGCGGTCCCGGAGCACGGCTCGCTTGTGTCCTCGGCCTCCTCGGGAGGCGACTCGCTTGTGTCCTCGGCGACTGTCTGGCACCGGGCGCGCGAGGCTGTCGCTGGCATGATCGGCGGCGATCCGGCGCTTCTGTCGTCGGTGGTGCGCTCGCCGACGGCGGACGGGACGCGCAGGGGCGACGTGGCGCGCGTGTTCTGTCGTTCGGCGAGCGGGGCTGCCCCGGCGGTGGACTGCGGACTGTCTCTGGTGCCTGACGTCCGGTCCGGCGAAGTGCTGCTGCTCGACCCTGCGGCCACGGAGACGTTCGTCCGGACGGCGCTGCTGCTCGACACCGATGCCTCCGATGCCTCCGATGCTTCCGATCCGCACGCTCCGCCCGTTCCGCCCGCCCCGCTGACCGTGGCGGTGCTTTCCGGCGATCTGGATCAGGCGCGGCGCGGTCCGCGCTTCGCCGGGCGCGGGCTGGTGGGGCTGCACGTCCCGGGGGCGGATCGGCTGCGCGGCGCCTTGCGTGCGTCGAAGGGCGACGTGCGTGCGGTCGAGGCGGCGCTGGCCGGCCCCGTCGCGCCCGGCGAAGCGGCGCTGGCGACGATGATCGGCTGGTTCGGCGTGCCGACGGCCGTCGCCCTTGCGCGGTCGCTGCAGGTGAGGTTCGGCGGCAGCCGATACGCGGGGCTGACGATCCTGATCGCGCCGACCGTGCCGCTGCTGCACGTCGCCGGACGGGGCAAGGCGCCGGCGTCCGTGCAGGCGCATCTGATCCGGCGCGAGGAGGTCTGCCCATGACCACGAAATGGATCACCGACGCGAACGGCAACCGGGCGTCGGTCGACCGCTGGGGATCGGCCGAGGCGGCGCGCGCCGCCCTTGCCTCCCTGCGAGGCTGCCGTGACTGCGTCGACTGCACCAACTGCGCCGACTGCTCCGGCTGCCGGCGATGCACCGACTGCTCGGACTGCCTCGACTGCCGCAGTTGCGCCGACTGCTCCGGCTGCGTCGACTGCTCCGGCTGCGTCCGGTGCGCCAGCTGCTCCGGCTGCCGGGGCTGCTTCGGCTGCGCGGACTGCTCGGACTGCGCCGGTTGCTATGGCTGCTCCGGCTGCGTCCGGTGCGCCAGCTGCCGGGGCTGCACCGACTGCCTCGACTGTGTCGACTGCTCCGGCTGCTCCGGCTGCTCGGACTGCCGGAACGTGACCAACGCCAACCGACTCGAAGGAGCCTGACCATGATCGCGTCCATGACTGCGTCCTTGGCCACGTCCATGACCATCGCGTGGGTCACCGACGCGAACGGCAACCACGCATCTGTCGACCGATGGGGGTCCGTCGAGGCGGCGCGCGCCGCCCTCGCCACCTTGCGGGACTGCTCGGGTTGCTTCGACTGCTCCGGCTGCTCGGGCTGCGTCCGGTGCGTCGACTGCTCCAACTGCGTCGACTGTGTCCGGTGCGTCGGCTGCCGGGGCTGCTCCGACTGCGCCGGCTGTCGTTACTGCGCCGACTGCTCCGGCTGCTCGGGCTGCGTCCGGTGCGTCGACTGCTCCGGCTGCGCCGACTGCCGGAACGTGACCAAGGCCAACCGACTCGAAGGAGTCCGCCCATGACCACGAAATGGATCACTGACGCGAACGGCAACCGGGCGTCGGTCGCCCGGTGGGGGTCGGTCGAGGCGGCGCGCGCCGTCCTCGACAGCCTGCAGGGCTGCTCCGGCTGCACCGACTGTGCCGACTGCTCGGGCTGCTCGGGCTGTCGTCACTGCGCCGACTGCTCGTGGTGCGCCGACTGCTCCGGCTGTCGTCACTGCGCCGACTGCTCGTGGTGCGCCGACTGCTCCGGCTGTCGTCACTGCGCCGACTGCTCGTGGTGCGCCGACTGCTCCGGCTGTGTCGACTGCACCGACTGCTCGGACTGCACCGACTGCTCCGGCTGCCGGCGATGCACCGACTGCTCGGACTGCACCGACTGCGACGGGTGCCTGCGTTGCTCGCGCTGCGACGAGTGCGCCAGCTGCGAAGCCCTTAACGACGCCAACCGACTCGAAGGAGTCCGCCCATGAAAGGAACCATAAACATGGCCGTCGAATGGATCACCGACGCGAACGGCAATCGGGCGTCGGTCGCCCGGTGGGGGTCGGTCGAGGCGGCGCGCGCCGCCCTTGACAGTCTGCAGGGCTGCTTCGGCTGCACCGACTGCTTCAACTGCGTCGACTGCCAGGAGTGCGTGGTCTGCACCGAAAGCACGGCATGCCTGCGGTGCTTCGGCTGCTCCGGTTGCGCTTGGTGCAACGACTGCTACCATTGCACCGGCTGTCACCGCTGCTCTGGTTGCGCCGGCTGCTCCGGCTGCATCCGCTGCGGCCGATGCTCGGATTGCACCGACTGTATCCGCTGCGTCGACTGCCAGAACTGTGCCTGCTGCGCAGGCTGTTCGCGTGACACCGGCGCGCGGAACATCGCCGCCGACCGGACCGAAGGAGTCTGTCCATGGCCGTAGACCCACCCGCCGGATGGGTCGTCGACGAGAACGGCAATCGGGCGTCGCTGGCCATGTGGGGCGCGAAAACGCTCGCGCTGGCGGCACTGGCGACGCTGAAGAACTGCGTCGGCTGCGTCGACTGCTTCAACTGCGTCGACTGCTACGGCTGCACCGATTGCGTGAGCTGCGTCGGGTGCGTCCAGTGCCGGGACTGCTTCGACTGCCTCGACTGCGCCCGGTGCCGGGGCTGCGCCGGCGTTCGCCGAGCCGCCGACAGTCATAAATAACGCTTGACACAACAAGCGTTATTTGCTATGATATTTTTTAGTAGTGGGATAGTCTCACTACGCAACAGGGGAGCCGCACATGGCTATCACGATGAATACCGTTTCGGTCGACGGACTCCGGGAGTCCATCCACATGTCCGTGGCGCTTGACCTGCCGCTGCTGGTCGAGGGCAAGCCGGGGATCGGAAAGAGCGAGATTGTTCGCTCCGTCGCCGAGGCGGCGGGCTATGCGCTGCTCGACCGGCGCGCCAGTCAGATGCTGCCGGAAGACCTCGGCGGCATCCCGGTCGGCGACGTGGCCACGCGCACGGCCGTGCGCTGCCAGCCCGATCTGGTTGCTGAGGCGACCAGACTCCACGAGTCCGCCGGCAAGCCGGTGATGCTGTTTCTCGACGAGGTGAACCTCGCTTCGCGCGGTGTTCTCTCGGCGCTCTACGAAGTGATCCTCGACCGGCGCTGCGGTGGCTTCCCGTTCCCGCCCGGAACGCGCGTGATTGCCGCGTGCAACCCGCCCGGCTCCGGGGCCATGGTTGAGGAGTTGCCGCGTCCGCTGACCAACCGCATGGCGGTGGTCAGCTTCTCCGGTCCGACTTTCGATGAGTGGACCGACTATGCTTTCGCCAACGACGTGTCGCCGGAAATCATCGCCGCGCTGCGCGTTTCGCAGGAGTTCCTGCACGCCAAGTTCGACCCCGAGCAGCCTCGCTCGCCGACGCCGCGCGCGTGGAAGCGGGCGAGCGACGTCCTGAAGTTCGCCTCGTCGCCGGCCATGCGGATGGTCATGCTGGCGGCCGTGGTGGGCGACGAGGCGGCGGCGCGCGTTGCCCATGTGCTGGACTGCATGTCCAAGCTGCACCCGTCCGAGAAGCTGCTGGCCGGCCCGGATGGCTTCGGCGCGCATGACAACCTCGCCATGGCGCTGCTTCAGGCGTTCGCGCTGGCGAGCACCGCCAAGAACGCCGCGCAGGTCCGCAACGGGTTCAGGTGGGTCGAGCGTCACCACCCCGAGGTGTCCGGCCTGTTCGTCAAGCGCCTGATGGCGCGCGTCAAGACCGAGCCCAACGGGTCCGCGCTGATCGCCGATGCCGAGTTGCTTCGGCACATCCACAACAACGGCGACTTCGTGTCCGCCGGCAACTTCCTGCGCAAGGAGTGACCGATGGCCGATCTTCGCAAGGCTCTGGCCATTCTCATCGGAGGGGCGCCTTTCGAGGCGTCCGTCCTTTCCACGATGACGCTGACTCCTGACGAGTCGCAGCAGACGGCAGCGACCGACTGCGTCAAGGTCGTGCTCTACAACCCGACCTTCATGGGCAGGCTGGACGACGCGACCCGCGCCACCGTGCTCGCCCATGAGGCGTGGCACAAGGCGACGCTGCACAACATCCGGCGCGGGTCGCGCTGGCCGAACCTGTGGAACATGGCCGCCGATTTCGTCATCAACGCCGAGTTGATGCGCCGGGGGTTCAGGTTCGACTTCCCGGCCGAGGACGGCCCGCCCATGCACATCGGCGGCCTGATCGACGTGCTGTCCGGCCGCGCGCCGATGCGGTCGTTCGCCTACCTGTTCGATCCTCGCGTCGGCACCGACGACAGCGCCGAGGCGATCTATGATCGGCTGGTGGCTGCCGCCCCGCAGGGCGGCTCCGGCAGCGGCGACGTTTCCGGCGGCTTCGACGCGATTCTGGACTCCGACGAGTCCGCCGCTCCGCAGGTGGCGGCGGACATCATCTCCGCCGCTGCGGCCGCCAAGACGGTCGGGAATGTCTCCGCCATGGTCGAGCGCGTCGTGCAGGCGGTGGCAGCGCCGAAGGTCGACTGGCGGCGCGTGCTGGCGCATGTGGTCCTGTCCGCCCATGCCCGCCTGACGGACGACCGCAGCTGGGCGCGCCCGTCGCGGCGCAGCCAGTTGCCGACGCTCATGCCGGGCAGGAGGCGCGAGCCGGCTGGCGAGTTTGTCCTCGTCGTGGACACCAGCGGGTCCATCGACGACGGCGTGCTCGGGCGCTTCGAGTCCTACATTCGCCAACTCTGCGCGCAGACGCGGCCGGAGAAAATCCACGTCGTCTACTGCGATGCGGACGTCAACAAGGTTGAGACGTTCGACCGGCCTTCCGACCTTGTCCTGTCGCCGTGCGGCGGCGGCGGGACCGACTTCCGGCCGCCGTTCGATTGGGTCCGCGCGCATGTCGCCCGCCCGTCTGCGCTCGTCTACTTCACCGACGGCTACGGCACGTTCCCGCAGCGGGCACCCGGCTACCCTGTGGTCTGGGCGTTCACCACCGAAATCACCGCCCCTTGGGGCCGCTCCGTGAGAATTGGAGATTGACCATGATCCCGTGCACCATCCCGCTTGACCTGCGCCCGGTTGACGCACTCTGGCACCCCGACGCCAAGATCGCGGCCGATTTCAGCCCACCGACGTGCGACATGCTCGTCGAAGGCCCGCTGCTGTCGTCCGACTGGCGGCGCGACCTCCTGAACGGCCACAAGCCCGTCGTTGTCCGGCGGACTCGACTGGAGTCGGCGGCCGGCGACTTCCGCCGACCTTCGGCCGTTCCGTTTGCGACCGCTTCCGCTGCGCTGCTCGTCCAGCGCGGTCAGGTTGCCTACGCGGCCGGGGCTACGCTCCACGACGTCTCCGTGGAACAGAACCTCGTCGACGGCACCCTGCGCGTGCGCGGTGACATCACGGCGCTCGCCATCGGTGATCGGGGGCTCGGCGTCTACGACTTCGGCCTTTCCGCCGTTGTCTGCGCCCTCCCGCAGGGGACCGTCGACGACATCCTCAAGCTCCTTGACACCCTCGGCGTCGACAAGCCGGGCTCGCCCGACGCGCGGCTGCAGGGACTGCCGTTTGCGGTGCGGCTCGTGGCGCAGCCTATCGCGGTGCGACTCATGCTCGCTTCCTTCGCCTACGCCGGCCCGGCGCACCATGGCTTCGTGCGTGCCGCCGCGCAGGGCGGGACGGCGGCCGACATCGTCGCCAAGGTTTCGGAGTGCGGCGTGGAATACGTGCAGCATCTGCTGCACTCCCTGACGTCCGACACCTACACCACCGCGCCGTTCGGCTTTGTCCGGGAGGTTAACATTCTGCCCGCGCGCGATTTCCACGCTGCGCCGTCGTTCCTGACGGCGGGGACGCGCGACAACCACTACTACATCGCTTGCGACGCTTGACTTAGGAGGCAACCATGTCGCTGAAGGAAAAGGCTATTCTCGTTCGCTTGAGCGTGACCCTGTTCACCCGGACCGTGGTGGACCAGGACGTCACCGAGGAAGTCCGCCGGCGCAAGAGCGCCGGCGAGAAGGTCGGGCGCTACCTCAAGCGCATCTTCGCCGCCGACTCCACCGACCGGCTCGGCAAGATCGTCGCCGCCGCGCGCGCCGACTTCCACGCACGCACTTTCCCGTGGGACAACAACGGCGCCGCGCTGCTGCCGCTCGTGGCATGGAGCAGCTTCGACGAGGCGTTCAGACTCCACGAGTCCAACTTCAACGAGGCGCTTCGGGAGTTCCTTGACTCCTATGACAAGCACGTGGAGGCGGCGCGCGAAAGCCTCGGCGACCTGTTCCGCCCGGAGGACTACCCGCTGAAGGAGGACGTGCAGGGAGCCTGCTCGTTCGCTGTCGAATATCTGCCCGTGCCGGACATGGGGGACTTTCGGGTGAGCGACGACCGCGACCTTGCGGAGCGGGTGGCACAGTCCATCGGCAAGGCGTATGCCGGCTACGTCGAGCGGCTGTGCGACGAGGTCTACGGCGAGGTGCTGTCGATCCACGACCAGCTGGACAAGGGCGAGCGGTTCCGCATCGAGCGGATCGAACGCTTGCGCGAACTCATTGACAAGGTCGACGAGTTCAACCTGACCCGCGATCCCATCGTGTCCGAGGCGCTGGCCATCACCCGCGAGCAGGTGCTGCAGCGCCTGGAATCGTTCTGGGAGTTCCGCGCCAAAGCTCGCCGCAGCGAGAAGGAAGTCGTGCAGGCGGAGATGGAGGCGGCCAAGAAGGCGTGCTACGATGCCGCCGCTTCGCTGGTGGGGCTGTTCACGTGAGCACCCGCCTCCCGGCAGGGGTCGCCGACGGCGACCCCTTTGCCTTGCACGAGATCGACTGGGATGCGCCTTGCCGCATCTATCTCACTTCTGACGCCAGCGTGTTTGCCCTCGTCGACTTCGAGGACTACCAATGGGCACTGCGCTGGCGCTGGTCAGTGTCACTTAGCAACAAGCACAGCGGGCTCCGCCGCAAGCGATACACCGCCCGCGCCGCTTGCAGGCGCGTCGCCGGCGAGGCGACCTACACCAAGGTCTACCTGCACCGCGAGGTGCTGCTGCGGGCCGCTGGCCCGCCGCCGCCCGGCAAGCCGGTGGCCGACCACATCAACGGCGACAGTCTCGACTGCCGTCGGTCCAACCTTCGGTGGGTATCCGCCTCGGAGAACCGCCGCACTGCCCGGAGGCACCGATGACGAGGAAAGCGCAGAACACGTCCGCCGCCGTGATGGCCAAGCGCGAGGCGAAGCGCGACGACCCCGACCTGTTCCCCACGCCGCCGTGGGCCACCCGCGCCCTGTGCGCGTTCCTGTCGGCTCGGCAGGACATCGGCACCATGGTCGCCTACGACCCCGCTGCCGGGCTCGGGCACATGACCGAAGTCTTGCGGGAGTTTTTCGCCGACGTGCGGGGCTCCGACATCTTCGACTACGGCAAGGGGTGGAAGATCGTCGACTACACGTCGAACGCCGAAGGCTTCGACGCCGATTGGATTATAACTAACCCACCGTTTGCGCGGTTAACCGACTTCGTCACGCGCGCCCTGACGGAGGCGCGGCGGGGCGTAGCCATGCTCGTCCGCACGGCGGCGCTCGAAGGCGGCGACAGGTTCCGCCGCATCTACGACTGCCAGCCGCCGACCCATGTCCTTCAGTTCAGCGAGCGGGTCGCGATGGTCCGGGGCCGCTACGACCCCGAGGCGACCACCGCCACGGCCTACTGCTGGATGGTTTGGGATTTGACTCTGCCGAGGCGCGGCACTATCCTCGCATGGTTTCCGCCGGGCGTTCGCCGGCGCTTCGAAACGGCTTCCGATGCGCGGCTCGCGGCGACGTCGGAACCATAAACAGGGGGTTCGCGTGCAGGAAAAAATCATCCAAGCGATGAATTTAATTGCGGAAGAAAAGCGTTTCCGCAAGGCCAAGGCCGGCGTGGCTGTCAACTTCGGGCAGTCGAAGCGCGGCATCATCTGCAGACTCCACGGATCGCGCACGTTCACCGGCTACGGCGACACGCCGGATGCCGCACTCAACGAAGCGATCCGGGAGCTGATCGCCTCCGCCCGCGCGCCGGCGCGCGGGCACACCAGCCACAGGGGCCCAAGCCATGATCGACGGCACTACCGCTGACGCGCCCATTTCCACCTGCATCGTGACGGGCAACCCGGACAGACTCTCGGAGTCTGCCATGGAGCACCTAGACCGCATGATGGGGTCGCTCCACGGCCGCTACCGCTTCGAGACGCTTGTGGTCGGCGTTTCGCCGAAGGTCGAGCGGTGGATGTTCGACTTCGCCTCCTACCTCGGCGTCGTGTTCTACTACCGCCCGCTCTACATCGGGCAGGACGACCGGCCGCCGCTGCCGCCCGACGAGAACGCGCGCGAGCGCGAGCAGCTGTTCAAGAAGCGCAACCGCATCATCCGCGCCATGTTCCCGGACTACTTCGTCGTAGCCCTTCCGGGGATCGACATCGCCGACGACACGATCCTCCGCGCGGCCGCTGACGGGCATCCGGTGTTCTACGGGGCTCGGGGGGCGTGATCGGGATGCTCTACGTTTCCGGCCTGTTCGCCGGTCTGCTCGGGGTGGCTGCCGCCGTGTTCGGTTTCGCTGCCGAGGTTGCCGTGATCGTCGGCGCCGCCGCCGGGCTTGTCGCTGCCGCTGTCATCATGATGAGGACGTGAAATGCCGAGGAAGGGACCGCACCGCTACGGCGAATACGAGCGGGCGCATCGCAAGGACACGCAGCTGCGGGTCGAGGCGCGCCGCATGATGGAGAAGAAGGTCGGCAAGGCCGCGCTGGCCGGCAAGGACGTGGACCACGTCAAGCCGATCCGCAAGGGCGGGGGCAACTCGCCGGGCAACCTGCGCCTGCGCGACCCGTCCAAGAACAGGGGGGACAACAAGTGACCGCCTACTACAACGAGAACGACCCCGACGCGGCGCATGTCCTGCGCTACCTGATCGAGGACGGTGCCATTGCGCCGGGTGTCGTCGACACGCGATCCGTCACGGAGGTTCAGCCCGATGACCTGCGAGGCTTCAGCCAAGTTCACCTTTTCGCCGGCGGCGGCCTCTGGTCCGTTGCTGCCCGACTCGCCGGGTGGTCCGACGACCGCCCCCTCTGGACCGGCTCCTGCCCGTGCCAGCCGTTCTCGGCGGCGGGGAAACGCCGAGGTGCCGACGATTCAAGGCACCTGTGGCCCGACTTCTTTCGCCTCGTCCGTGCCTGCCGGCCCCCTGTCGTCGTGGGAGAACAGGTTGCGGGCAAGGCTGGCTACGGTTGGTTCGACGGAGTGCGCGCTGATCTGGCGCGAGAAGGCTACGCCTGCCGGGGGGTCGATATCCCGGCTTGCGCCGTGGACGCCCCCCACATCCGCCAGCGGCTCTACTGGGTCGCCGTTGAGGGGGCCGGCTGGAAGCCCGGAGCCCAAGCCGTGGAACACCCCGCAGGCGATGGACGGGAACAAGGGCTCGCTGGGGCCGAGGCCGCACGATACGGGCGAGAGCCTGCCGCAGCAGATCGCGGGCACGATGGGTCAGTGGCCCACGCCGAGGGCGAGCGACGGCGAGAAGGGCGGGCCGAACCAGAGCTTCGGGGCCGGTGGCCAGCCCCTTCCCTCGCAAATGCATCAGGCGTCACCCTGGGTGACGCCTTCGGCTCGCGACTGGAAGGACACGCCGGGCATGGCGACGGCCACGGAGGACGGCCGGTCGCGGCTCGACCAGTTGCCCCGGCAGATGGCAGCGGCGTGGCCGACGCCGACACTGGCGGACGTGGCCGGCGGGCGGAAGTCCCGGAGCGGCGCGCGGTCGGGCGAGCTGCTGATGAACGGCCTGCTGCGCGGAACGGCTCCTTCTGGGCAGGTGCCGAATGGCTCGCCTGCCACGACGGCAAGGCCCGGCGCGCCGAATCCGGTATTCGCCTGCTGGTTGATGGGCTTCCCGGCAGAGTGGGTCTCTGGCGCATTGCGGGCAATGCAATCGTTGCCCCGCTCGCGGCGGAGGTGATTTCGTCGCTGATGGACGTGCTGGATGCAGGGAGGGCAGCATGACGCCGGAGCACAAGCTCAAGAAACTATACCCAAAGACCTGCAAGTTCTTGCAGGATAACCAGATCAAATACTCAGTCGAGGAAACCGCGCGGCGCTACAAAGTCCACGTGGACGGAAGCAATGTATCTATAGTATTGGCCAGAACACCATCGGACGTCAGGTGCGACTACAACGCGCTCGGCGTCGTCAGACGGCTGCTCAGGAGCTGCACATGATCCTCGTCGGCATCGACTTCGAAACCTACTACGACCGCGAATACAGCCTGCGGAAGCTGTCCATGACAGAGTATCTGCGGGATCAGCGGTTCATGGTGCACGGCGCGGCCGTCAAGGTTGATGGGGAGCCGGCCCGGTGGCTGGATGCCGAGGCGCTGCCGGAGTTCGTCCGCCGTCTGGCTCGGACTCCCGGAGTCGTGATCTACGGGCACAACGTCAAGTTCGACGGAGCCATCCTGGCGTGGCGCTACGGGCTCGACCCGCAGATGTGGATCGACACCATGGGCATGTCGCGCGCCATCATCGGCGGCAGCCTTCCGTCGCATTCGCTGGATTCCGTGGCCAAGCACCTCGGCCTGCCCGGCAAGACCGGCGCGGCGGCGCTCGTCGCCGCCATGGGGCAGCGGCAGCTTTCGCCCGACCTTCGGGGGCAGCTGGCCAGCTACGCGGTCAGCGACATCGAGAACACCTACCAGATAATGCGCATCCTGTCGCGCGACTTTCCTGCGCGCGAATACAAGGTGCTCGACTGGACGGTGCGGATGTTCGTCAAGCCGCTGCTCGTCCTGAACCACGGCCTTTTGCTGTCCTTGCGCGACGCCGAAATCGAAATGCGCGAGAAGGTGCTCGCGGAAATCCAGCGCGAAGCGGTCGACTTGAGGTCGAACGACCGGCTGGCCGCGCTGCTGATGGCCGCTGGCGTCGATCCCCCGACGAAGGTGTCGAAGCGGACCGGCAACGTGACGTGGGCGTTCAGCGCCAAGGACGCGGCGTTCGTGGCCTTGAAGAACCACGAAGACCCGACGGTCGCGGCGCTTGTTTCGGCGCGCCTGTCCGTCAAGTCGAGTATCGAGGAGACGCGGGCGGCGGCCTACGCGGCCGTCGCCGCGACCGGCGCGTGGCCGGTCGACCTCGGCTACTCCGGGGCGATGGTGACGCACCGTCTGTCCGGCGGGCGCGGGGGCGGGGGCAACCCGCAGAACCTGTCGCGCAGGTCCATGCTGCGCAAGGCGATCATGGCGCCGGAGGGCTACACGCTCGTCGTTGCGGACAGCGCCAACATCGAGCTGCGCACCAGCGCCGGCCTGTGCGGGCAGTGGGACATTGTCGACACCCTGGTCGCCGGCGCCGACCTCTACGCGCAGTTTGCCTCGACGCTTTTTGGTCGCCCGGTGACGAAGGACTCCGACCCCGAGGCGCGGCAGGTCGGCAAGGTCGCCGTCCTGCAGCTCGGCTACCAGTCCGGGGCCGGGACGTTCGCGGCGGCCTATTGGGCGCAGACCGGCAAGACGTTGGACGACGCCGAGGCCGAACGCATCGTGAAGACCTACCGCGCCACCTATCGGGCGTTCCCGGCGACGTGGAAGATGCTCGGGCGCGCGCTGAAGATCATGGCGGCCGGCGACGCTCCGGCCAACCTGCCGTCCAACCCGCCGCTCGTCTGGCTCAACGACCGTGTCATCGGGCCGTCGGGGCTTGCGGTGAAATACCCCGACCTGCGGGCGGAGGAGAGCGGCGAGTTCACTTACGCCTTCAACAGCAAGACGACCCCGACCGGGCGGAAGAAAATCTATGGCGGTCAGGTGCTTGAGAACCTGTCGCAGTTTCTGGCTCGCGAAATCATCACCGAACAGGTGCTGGCCATCCTGCCCCGCTACCCTGTCCTCATGCAGGTGCACGACGAGGTGGTGGTCATGTGCCGCGAAAACGAGGCGGATGAGTGCGCCGCGTTCGTCCGGCGGGTCATGTCGACCCCGCCGCGCTGGTGGCCGCGCATGGCCGTCAGCTGCTCCGTCAGCACAGCTGCAATCTATGGACTGGCAAAATGACCAGCGAATCGAAACCGAAGCCGAAGCCGATGCCGCGCTGGTTCGGCCTCGCGTGCTATCCGTGCCAGGTGGGGGTGGCCACGACGGCTCCGCAGCACGCTGCGTTGCTGTCCGGTCTTGGCCTCAAGTCCGCCGCTCCGGATACCCCCGGCCGCACCGTGTCCTACGTCCACGAGGAAACCCAGCGGTGCCGCATCGTCGTCTGGCTTCAGCACAAGCCGGTGCGTTCGCTGGCGGGACTGGTCGGACTGTGCGCGCACGAAGCCGCGCACGTAGTCGAATACGTAGCCGAATACATCGGCGAAAAGCAGTTTTCGAGCGAAGCCAACGCTTATTTGCTGGAAGCCGTGACGCGGCTGTGCTTTAGTGAATATACGCGACTTTCGCCGGACACTCGATTTATCGAGGACTGAACATGCACTCTACGGCAGATAACTTTGTTTGGTCGCACTCCGCGCTCAACGAATACGAAACGTGCCCGCACAAGTTCTACCGCAAGCGCGTGGCGAAGGACATCAAGGACGAGCCGGGCGAGCACGCGCTCGCCGGCCTTGAGGTGCACGAGGCGCTTGAGCTGGCGATCAAGGGCGAGGCGCCGTTCCCTGCTGACCGGTTGCCGACCTACAAGCCGTTCCTCGATCAGGTCATGGCGCTCGACGGCGAGAAGCGCGCGGAGGTGAAGCTCGGGATCACGGCCCGCCTCACCGGGACCGATTTCTACGCGCCGGACGTCTGGGGGCGTGCCATCGTCGACGTGCTCGTGCTGATGCACGACAAGCCGCTGGCCGCCGTCATCGACTGGAAGACCGGCAAGCCGCGCGGCGACACCGGGCAGGCCGCCCGCAACGCCGCCGCCGTGTTCTGCAACTTCCCAGAGGTGAAGGCCGTCGTCACGTCCTTCGTCTACGCCCAGCACAACGTCAAGCACGTTAAGAGCTACCGCCGGCAGGACTTGCCCGCCATGCTCGCGCCGACCTACGCATTGTTGGCTGACATCCGCTGGTCGTTCGACCACGATTCGTGGCCGCACCGCCCCAGTGGGCTCTGCCGCGCTCACTGTCCTGTCCTCGATTGCCCGCACAACGGGAGGCGCTGATGACACCCGAACGCCGCGTCAAGAACCGCGCCGTTGCCATCCTCAAGGAAGCCGGCGCGTGGTATTGTTTCCCTCCGGCCAACGGCTTCGGCCGCGCGGGCGTGCCCGATATCCTTGTCTGCCACGCGGGCAGGTTCTTCGCCATCGAGTGCAAGGCCGATTCCGACAAGAACCCCCCGACGGCGCTGCAGGCACAGGAGCTTGAAGCCATCCGCGCCGCCGGCGGCACGCCGTTCGTCGTCGACCGCCACAACGTTGACGGTCTCGCGCTCATCTTCCGCCCGAGGACCGACAAGTGACCGGCACTGTTCGCTACATCCCGGGCGGGATCGTGCTGCCGGGGGCGGTCGCCGACACGGTGGAGCCGCACCTGCGCGCCATTGCGCGCGGCACGTTGCGCGGCGAATCAGTGGCGGTCGCCCCGCACACGGTCGAGGTCGCCAGGCTGCTCCGCAATCTCGGCGTCGACGTCGATAGCCCGATCATGCGCGACCCGAAGTGGTCGTGGCCCGGACGGTTCCGGCCTTTCGCCCACCAGCGCGAGACGGCAGCGTTCCTGACCCTGAACCCGAAGGCGTTCGTCTTCAACGACATGGGCACCGGAAAGACCGCCGCCTGCATCTGGGCTTGCGAATACCTTCGCGCCCGTGGCGTCCTGACGTCCGTCCTGATCGCTTCGCCGCTGTCGACGCTTCACAGTGTCTGGCGTGACGAGTTGTTCAACATCGCGCCGGGGGCGCGGGTGCAGGTGCTCTACGGTCCGCGTGCCAAGCGGCTCGCGGCGCTTGCCACGCCGGCAGACTACTATATCACCAACCACGACGGACTTAAATTGCTCCACGCCGAGTTGATGCGGCGCAAGGACATCGGCCTTGTCGTCGTCGACGAGGCGAGCGCGTTCAAGGCCCACACGACGCAACGGTTCGGCGCGTTGAAGATGCTGGCGCAGCCGCGCTGGCTCTGGCTGATGACCGGATCGCCGATGCCGCAGAGCCCGCTCGACGCCTACGGCCTGGCCAAGCTGGTGTGCCCGCACCGCGTCCCGCCGTCGCACGCCGCGTTTCGCGACATGACCATGGAGCAGGTCACGCGGTTCAAGTGGGTGCCGAAGAAGGGTGCCGTCGAAGCGGTGTTCGCCGCGCTGCAGCCGGCTGTGCGGTTCTCGCGCGCCGACTGCCTCGACCTTCCGCCAACGACGACGGTGGACCGCTACTGCGCGCTGTCTGCCGACCAGAAGAAGGCCGTCGACGACCTGGTGCGCGAAAGCATCGCCGAGATTGCCGGCCAGAAGGTCACGGCCGTCCACGCCGCCGCCCGCTTGCTCAAGCTCTTTCAGGTCTGCCAGGGCGTCGTGCGCAACGACGCGGGCGAATCGAGCCGGGTCAGCGTCGACCCCAGACTCGAAGGAGTCTGCGAGGTGATTGACGAGACGCCGGGCAAGGCGCTGGTCTTCGCTCCGTTCCGCGCGTCCATCGACGTGCTGTGCGAGCACCTGCGCCGGCGCTACGGGTCGGAGTCGACGCGCTTCATCGACGGACGAACGTCCATCAGCGAGCGGACCCGCCTCGTCAGGGAGTTTCAGCAGGTCGACTCCGACCTGCGCATCCTCGTCCTGCACCCGAAGGCGGCAGGACATGGCTTGACGTTAACCGCCGCATCGGCGACGATTTGGTATGGACCTGTGATGGCCGCCGAGCAATACGAGCAGGCCAACGCCCGCGCCGACAGGCCGGGCCAGAAGAACAAGGTTCTGGTGTGCAACTTGTGGGGGCACCCCGTCGAACGGGAATGGTATACCGCCCTCCGCGACAAGCAGATGAGCCAGCAGCACCTGCTGGACCTCTACCGAAAGGTGCTCAATCAGGGGAAAGAAGCAAATGCAGCCTGAAACCACCCAACCGCCCGACGGCCCCGTGGCCGCCCCCCTGCAGCAAGCCGCCGATACGCTGCTCGCCCTCCGGGGAGAATTGGCGGAGTTGGCCAAGCGCGAGGAAGCCATCCGCAAGAAGATGGCGACTATCGAGCAGGCCGTGCTGGCCTACATGCGCAAGCATGGTCTTTCCTGCGCCCGCGTCGACGGCGCGCTGTTCTACACCGAAGTGCAGCGTATTCCTTACGTCGTCGATTGGCAGGCTTTCCACGGCCACGTCATCGAGACGCAGAACCTCGCGTTGCTGCAGCGGCGACTGTCGCCGGCGGCAGTGCGCGAATACCTCGACGACACCGGAGCCCCGCCGCCCGGCGTCGACGTCATGGCGGAAATCAAGCTCCGCACCCGCAGCAGCTGAACCTAGGAGAAAACCATGAACCTCACCACCCTCGGCGGCCACATCCCCGCCCATGTCGCGCGCGTCACTGCTGCGCTGCCGGCGATCACCCTCGCGTCTGCCGGCGAGTCCGTGCCGCGCATCTCGTTCCGTGGCGGCCGCTTCAACCTCGTCCGGGACGGCGAGACGATCACGCTGCCGACCACCTACATCGACGTTGCCATCGTCGGGGCGATCCCGACCGTGTCGCGCATGTTCTGGGCCGATGCATTCGATCCGAACGCGCAGGCCGGCACGCCGGACTGCTACTCGACCGACGGAACCGTGCCCGACAAGTCGGCGCCGGCCAAGCAGGCCACGTCCTGCGCGGTTTGTCCGCAGAACGTGGCCGGGTCCGGCAACCTTCCGGGGACCAAGGCGTGCGGCTACGCCAAGCGGCTGGCCGTCGTCTTCACGGGCGACCCGGAGCGCGTCTATCTCATGGACGTCAAGGGCATGTCCGTGTTCGGCGACGACAACCCGGCGTCCAACCTCTACAGCCTGTCGTCCTACGGCAAGCTGCTGGCGCGGCAGGCCAACGGGGTCAACCCCATGACCATCTGCACCCGCATCGAGTTCGATTCGCGCGCCAGCGTGCCGAAGGTCATGTTCCGCCCCGTCGGTTTCTGGTCGGAGGAGGAGCTGACGGCGCTCGTTCGCGTGGTGAGCGAAAACAAGGACTTTATCACCCGCCATACTTCTGCTATCGTCACCGAGTCGGCCGGAGCATCGGCCGTCACGCCCGCGTTTGCGGATTCCCCTGTCGCGTCGGCCGCCCCGGCGCAAGCTACCCCGGCCGCGCTGACTGGCGAAGTGCTTCCGCCCGAGCGGCAGGAACCCGCTGCGCCGGCGCAGCCGACCAACAGGTTTGCCCCCGCCGCCTCTGCCGCTCCCGCTGCCTCCGCTTCGCCGACCAGGGGCAGGCCGAGGAAGGCCGCTTCCCCCGCTGCCGCCGCTACCCCCGCTGCCGCCGCTACCCCCGCTGCCGCCGCTACCCCCGCTGCCGCTACTCCCGCCGCGCCTGCGGCCGGCAACGTGCTGGCCAGCGCCCCCGCGCCGGCTGGCGACTCGGTCGACGCGTCGGTGTTTGACGACGATGAGGGCGGCCTCACCGAGCTGCTCCGCAAGCTGGGTGCCTGATGATTGCGGGGCGCCCCGCCAAGGGGCGCCCCAAGACGGGGACTAGCATGGCAGACGCCCGGCTCCTCACCTGCCTGCCCGACGACGGCACGGCTTCCTTCATCGTAGTCCTACCTGTCGGCGGCCGTCCGGCAAGGGCGGTCATCTGCGATAGCCACGCGGCTGTCCTGCGCGCGATTGACGCGGCCGCCGCGCGCGGCATGGACTGCTGGTTCGCCTTCAACGGGTTCGTCCCCGGCACCACGGCGCGGAAGGCCGCCAACGTCTCCGCGTGCCGCACCTTCGTCCTCGACGTCGACGTCGACCCCGCCGGCAACGGCAAGTATCGCTCGCAGACCGAAGTCGTCGCCGCTCTCTACGGGCACGTCCGCGCCGGCAAACTGCCGTTGCCGACGTTTGTCGTCTCGTCCGGCTACGGCATCCACCTCTATTGGCGACTCGCGGAGTCTGTCGACCCGGCGACGTGGCGTGCCGCCGCCGTCACTTTCCGCGACCGCGTGACCGCAATCGACCCGGTGCTGGCCGCCGACACCAGTCGGGTCATCGACCTCGCCGGGCTGCTGCGCTTCCCCGGGGCGGTCAACGCGAAAAACCCGACCGACCCGCGCCCGGTCAAGATTCTCGCCGCGTTCGACCGCGTCTACACCGTGGAGTCGTTCCTTGCCGGCGTCGAGGCCGCCGGCGTGCCGGCAGTCGGAACCATAAACAGGCCAGAAACCGCAGGCACCGTCGCCCCGCCTAACGCTGCGCATCTCCCCCTCGTCGGGCTTTTCGACGACCGGCTGTCGCGCACGCGCAGCGGCGACTTCGTCGAGATCGCGTCCGGCTGCGCGCCGATCAGGAACCTCGTGGCGCAGATTGCGCGCGGCGTTCGCGCAGGTCAGCCGGTGGACGTGCCTTACCAGCAGCGATGGGTTCTGTCCCGCCTGTTGGCCTACTGCAAGGACGGCGAGGCCACCGCAGCCAAGCTGCTGACAATGGTCCAGCCGCAGGTCAACGACCCGTGGCCGAAGGTTGTCGCCCGCGCCATCCGGGAGAACGCCGGGATCGCCACCTGCGCCAACATCCGCTCGGCGCTGAAAGACCCCGCCACCGGCCTGCCCTACACTCCGGAAGCGTGCCAGAACTGCCCTGCGTTCAGGCGCAGCGGCGACGCCTCGCCGGTGAACCTCCCGCTCTACAAGGCGCGCGTCACCGCCGGCGCCGTGACGGCGGCGCAGGTCGAGGCGGCCTACCCGCCGCCCGGTGAAATCGGTGCCTACCTGACCTTGCCGGGCTTCGTGAAGCGGTGCGTCAACGTCAACACCGAAGCGCAAGAAGAAGGCTACTGGGCGACAGACACCGCGCTCTACTGGGTGCAGGAATACCGCGTCGACGAGAACAACGAGCGCGTGCCCAGGAACTCCCGCAAGGCCATCTCGAAGGTTCTGGTTCCGACCAAGCTGACGGAAGGGTTGTGGGCGATCACCGCCGCCTCGCCGAAGCCGGAAGACCCCAACCGCCACAACTACATCGTCACGGTCGAGGACATTTCGTCGCAGTCTACCCCGCGTCGCGCGAAGCAGCGGGTGCTTGAGAACGCCATCCTCCCGGACATTCGCTACGTCGCGGCGGAAATCAGCTCCATGGGCGTCTCGCCGGAGCATCTGTCGCCGGAAGTCCACCGGCTTTTCTACGACTACATCAAGCTCTGCAAGGCTGCCGTCGACCGCGAGCAGAAGCGCCTCGTCGCCGTGACGAACGGGTGGGCGGACCACGACGGCGACCGGGAGTTTCTGTGCGGGCCGTTGGCGGTCCGCGCCGGTGGCTACGCGCAGGCCCCCGTGCGCGTCGGCGTCCATGCCGAGGCGGTGTCGCTGTTCGGAACGGCGGGCGACCCCATAAGACACGAACTGGCGATGCGCGCGCTGTTCCTGTCCGCGCGCGATTGGGCCTACACGGCGCTTCTCGCCGGCTTCGCCGCGCCGCTGGTGTCCATGGTGTCGGGCGTCTCGACGTCCTGCCTGCTGAACGTCTCCGGCCCTGCCGGCACGGCCAAGACCACGGTGATGCGCCTTGGGCGGAGCATCTGGGGTGACCCCGCCAACCCGAGGGGCATCGCATCGCCGTCGGACACCGACAACGCCGCCGAAATCCGCCACATCTGGCACGGCAACCTGCCGATCTACATCGACGAGCTGGCGCGGGTGTCGCAGGAAGAAATCGCCGGCTTCGTCACGCTGGCGACCAACAACCGACCGAAGGAGCGCATGACGCGCGACAGCAACGCGCTGCGCGCCAACCGTGGGTCGTGGAAGACCCTGTTTATCGCCGCGACCAACACAGCGATCCAGGACGCTCTCGGGAACCAGACGAGCCTGAACGACGAGGGGACCAAGCGCAGGGTCATGACGCTGCATGCCAACGGCATGGCGTTCAAGATGCAGGCCGCCGACGTGGCCAACGTCGAAGCGGCACTTTCGGCCAACTATGGGTTCCTCGGCCCCCGCTTCGTGCGGCACGTGCTCGCCAACTACAGCCGGGTGTCGGAGAGGATCGAGGCGCTTCGCGCCGAACTGCACGCCCACGCGCAAGACCGCACGTCGGTCCTGTTCGTTTCGACGACGGCGGCGCTTCTCGTCGCCGAGGAACTGCTTGAGGAAATGGGGATCATCAAGATGGGAAGCCGGCGCGAACGGTTCCTCCGCTCCCTGCTCGACGAGCAGAAGCGGTATGTGTCGGAGACGAGCGGCATGGATGCCGCCTATTCGGCGCTGGTCGAGGCCCTGCGGACCAACATCCCGCCGGGCCGCAAGATCACCTACCTGCACAGCGGCGACACCGTGGTCCCGCAACCGCCGCCGCTGACCGGCGTGGCCGCAGGCCCGCTGGTCTGCCGTGCGCACGTCCGCCCCGACAAGGACGGCGTCCACGAGGTCTACTACGTGCTGCTCGACTACCTGCCGGCGCTCATGCGACCGCGCAACGTCGCCGACCTCATGGCGCAGCTGCGAGACCACCCGCTGGTCGGCAGGGCGCGCAAGATTCTCGCGCCCGGTGCCGGGCCGGTCTACAGCCACGAGGACAGGATGCTTCCGCGCGACGTGTTGGTCGTCAAGGTGTTCTCGCCTGCGGTGGCAGAAAGCGATCCCTGATCGCCGACCAGCGGTCGGGATTAGCCCCCTGCGCCTGCCACTCGGCGTGTGCCTGCCAGAGGCCCTTGAACAGTCGAATCTCGGCGGCGAGCCGGTCCTCGTTCCGCTCCTGCATTTCGCGGATGCGGTCAGGATCGCCGGACTCGCGCGCGGTCCTCGACTGCTGGTAGGGCGACGCCCCGGCGGACGCAGTCTCGCGCCTGTCGTTGGACGCGCGGGCGCGGAGGAAATCCTCGTAGTCCCGCATGACCGGGTTTGCCTCAAGGAACGCCCGCTGGCGCGGCCCGACGCTCCACGCCATGCGCATCCGCCCACGAGAGTCGGGGGTGCGGACCATCCGCGCGTCGCCGCTGTCGCGGTCGGCCTGCACGGCGGCGTAGTAGGCGCGCCGCATGGATTCGAGCGGAGCCTTGGCCTGCTCGTGCTCGCGGAAATAGTATCCCTTGAACGAGTTTTCTTCCTTGATGAACAGGTCGCGGATGATCTTCTCGACGGGGTTGAACTCGTTCGCCTTGCCGTCCCGGCGGGCCTGGTGCTCGGCCTGTGCAACGCCGTCCCAGACCCTCGCAGGGGCGCCGAGATAGGTCGTGATGATGTTGCGGTAGACGTCGCCGCTGACGTCCGCACCGCGTCCCGGCCCGCCGGTCGCGTCGCGCACCGCCTCGGCGAACCGCCGCCAGAAGGGGTTGGTCGTGTCCCGCGTAGCCTCGACTCCGGCGAGTCGAATCTGCCCGCCCGGTGCGTTGACCACCTGACCGCGCCTGTCCAGCGGGTTGCCGGCGAAGTTGTAGTTGAGCGCCCCTTCGACGACGGGCCGAAGCACGGTGGGGACCGCGCCGAGGGTCATGCTCGTGATGGGGTTGCCGCGCTCGCCGTCCGGGAAGTCGTTGCGCGGCTTGAGCGCCGGACCGAAGATGCGCTGCGCGACGTTGAGCAGCCCGACGCGCGCCTCGGCCTGATTCATGGTGCCGGTTTCGAGCCCGTGGATCGCGACGCCGAGGGCGAGACCGAGCGTGGCCTCGGTGTCCGGCATGGCGATGCGGAACACCTGCCCCGGCTTGGTGCCGGGGAAGAACAGCGACCGCATCCGCGACTCCGGCGACAGCTTGTCCGCCAGCGAAACGCCGTTCTTGTCCTTCTGCTCACCGAGAAGGCTCATCGTGGCGGCGGAGGCGGCGTAGCCCATGGCGGCGACGACGCCGAGGCGGAGGTAGTTGAGATTCTTCGCCACGTCCGCAAGCGAAACGGTGCGCTGCACGGTTCCATCGGGCAGCTCGACGCGCCGCCACGGAATCTCGCCGTTGCGCCAGAGACCCTTGTTGAAAGCGCGGTCGGCACCGGCGGTGATGGTGTGCGAGAACGCGAACCACGGGTTCAGTGCGCGGCTGACCTTGGATCGCTGGTTGAAGTTGGTCAGCTGGATCGTCTCGGACCGGGCACGCTCCGGGTCCATTCCGTGCCGGCGGAGGGTCTGGTAGAAAGCCCAGCGGTGCCCAAGCTCAAGTGCTTCCTGCGCCGTGGACATGCGCTCGGCGAGCGTCTTGAGCACGCCATCGGCGCCGAACAGCCGGTCGTAACCGCGCCGGGCGAGGTTATCCGTCCCCATGAGGACATTGGCCAGCGGCGTGCCGCGAAACTCGCTGGTGGCGGAGAACTGCGACGAGAAGCGGATCGCGCCGGCCTCAAGGAACTCGGCCCGCTCGCGCAGCTTCGGGTCGTTCGACTGCTTCCATTCCTCGATGAGGCGCAGCTGCGCGCCGCGATCCGCGTTCAGGGAAGCGTAGCGCCACGTGTCCGACAGCGGAAGCATCTCGCGCGAGAACCGCGCGAGGAAGCCACTGGTCATGGTCGGCACGTCCTTCGCCGTCATGCCGAACGCCTGGTAGTCGGTCAGCATGCGCAGCGTGTTGCCGATCAGGTCGCGCTGAATCTGTGTCGCCCAGAACCAGGGGTTGAGGGAGGTCAGCAGGCGGCCCTGCAGGCCGGTCACGGATTGCGCCGCCGCCGCGATCTTCGATGCGCGCGGCGGCCCCTCCGCCACGCCGCGCAGGGCGGCGGCAAGCGTCGGGTCGGTGATCGCGAGGTAGCGCAGGTCGCCGTTAGCGTCGATGTAGCGGAAGACGTTCTGGTAGTCTTCCGGGCGGACGCCCTTCGGGATGTTGAACCGAATCTTGTCGTCCGCCGCCGTCGAGATGACGTTCGACGACTCGACCTCGCGCCCGTAGAGCGGCTTGCGGCCGGCCGCCGTGTTGGCGACGTCCAGCGCGACGGCCTCGCCAAGTGCGCGGAAGAACTCGCGGTTGCCGAACGCGCGCGCCGTGTCCACCGACATGTCCAGCAGCTCGCCGAGCACGCGCTCGGGGATGCCCTGACCGCCACGTCCCTGCGCCGTGTGGCTGGTGACATAGTTGCCGGCGATGTCGTTGATGACCAGCGGCGGGGCGTCCGCCGCGCCGCCGCGCGCCGGGACATAGTTGGCGAACCCGTAGAGGTCGACCTCGGCGCGGGTCAGGATGCCCGACTTGAGCTGATGGTCAGTGAGGTCGTCGACGAAGGCTCGCAGCATGGGCCACACCCGCGCCTCGACCATCTGCGCCGCCGGGTCGTCGGCGAGCGCCCGCTGCAGCTGCCTGATTTCGCTATCGGTGGCACCGTAGCCGCGCCATTCGTCGCGCGGCGTCCGAGCGGTGTCGTCGGTGACGATGGCGCGCAGGTTGTCGCGGAGCGTCTTGCCGTCGATCTTGCCGTTGCGGAAGTCGCGGAACAGCGCGATGCGCTCGCCCTCGACCCTGTCGGCGACCTTCGCGAACAGCAACCACGTGGCTTCGTTGCGCTCGATGCCGTGCTTGGCGGCGGCAATCTGGTCGAGGATGACGCTGACCTGGTCGAGTGACTTGCCCGTGGCGTCGGCCACTTCCTGCATGGTCTTGCGGATCGGCTCGATGTGCCGGACGGCGAACCTGTCGAACGTGGTGTTGATCCTGTTGGGGGCCTGGAACAGCTGGTCGACGACCCCGGACTGCACGCCGCGCACGTCGCGCAGCGTGCGCGCCGCCTCGATGATCGGCGCGTTCTCGTTCCACAGGAAGGCCGCAGCGCGCGTCCAGAGCGTCTGCCGGGTTCCGGTGACCGTGCGCTCGAACTGCTGCCCGAGGCCGGCGCTGCCGAGCGGCGCGGTGGCTTCCTTGAGCCTCCACGCCGCTTCCGGGTTGTTGACCGAATCGCGCACGGTGGCGAGCAGCGACTGCAGCTGATCGCCGGTCATGAGGCCGTCCTTCTGGCCCCTGAACCCCGCCTGCCGCATGGCGGCGAGGAACGAATCGCGCAGCTTCTGGACGCCGCTGCGCTTCGGCAGCGAACCGTCCTCGACGACGCGCGCCAGCACCTCCGCCGCCTGCGTGCGGGGGTCGGCTCCGGGATACTGCTTCGCCACTTCCCGGTAGAGCTGCGCGACGGCGCTGTTCTCGGCCTGCAGGCGGGACACCTGCATCATGAGGTTGTTGTAGGCCGTAGCTCCGAGGATTTCCGGCAGCGCGACGTGCCCGACGATCTCGTGCTGCAGCGTCTTGCGCAGGTCCGTGCCGTCGGCGTGCATGGAGCGGTCCACCACTACGCGGCGCACGCCGTCCTGATCGGTGAACGTGACTGCCTTGGTCTGGCCGTCCGCGAACGCCTGCCGGTATTCGATCGGCATGGCCCTGACGCCGTCGTAGACTTCGACGGCGGCGCCGACGCGCGTGGCAAGGCCGTCGATTTCGCCCACTACGGCGGCGGCAGTGGGCGTGTCGACGAAAGCCGCCGGGCGGACGCCCTTGCGGCTGTAGAACTGCTCCATGAAGCGCCGGAACGTGCCGTCCTGCTCGGCGCGGGCGAGGTTCTGCCACGCTTGATCGCGCGGCACGCCGCGTGCCTGCTGCTGCGCCACGAAGGCGTCTCGCGCCAGCTCCACCTGCCGGCGGATGCGCGCCTGCTCGACGATGCGGGCGGCCACCTCGGGGCTGACGCCGGCCGGCGGAAGCCGTCCTTCGGTGTTGGCGGTGATGAACTCGCGCGTGTTCGGCCGCACGAGCTTCGGCGTGTCGCCGCTGACGTCGAGGATGCCGTCCGGCGTGAGCACGCGCGGCCGGTCGACTCCGAGAGTCTGTCGTTCCTCGGGCGTGAGGATGCTGCGCGGCAGCGACATGGCGTCAGCCACAATCTGCTCGGCGGGCTGCACCTCGCGCCCGCGCGGAGCCGCAGGCGGCGGTTCCGGCGGCATCTCGCCGAGCCGCCGACGAAGGGGAGGAACTTCGGTGAAGTCCGAGCCGTAGTAGCGCGGCAGATAGATGGTGTTCGGGTCCGTTTGTCGCGGGTCCGCCGGATTGAGCGGGGCGTTCTGCTCGACGACACTTTCGCGGGGCCGCGCCTCGCGCGCCACGAACGGCTCCTGCCCGGGCTCAGGCGCCGGCAGTGCCGGCCTCCGGGGCGGCGGCTCGCCGTAGATGACCCCCGGCTCGCGGGGGAAATCCTGTCGCGGGTCGTTGCGGTTAAACGGCGCGTTGCGCTCGATGATGTCGACCTGCGGCCTCGGCGACGGGTTGTCGGGGTCGGGGGCGGGCAGGGCGCGCGTCGGCGGCACGAAGATGGTGTTCGGGTCCGCCTGTCGCCGGTCGTTCCACGAGAACGGCGCGTTGCGCTCGCGCACGCCGGCATCCTCCGGCACCACCCCTCCGGGAACAGCGGCGCGGCGGTCGACCAGCCCGCCCTCCGGCGTGCGCCGCAGAGATTCGGGCGCGTTGCCGGAGGGTGGCGGGAGCGCGAGGACTGGCTGCGGGGCCGACTGCTGAGCCTCGGCCTTGGCGACGCCGCCCCGGATGACGCCGTTGCCGGCCTGCGCAGTGCCAGGTGCCGCCGGCACCGGCGGCGCTGGCGGGGCCTCGCTGCGCCCGCGCGTGGGGAACGCACCAAGCACACCGCCGAGCACGCCGCCAAG